TGCCGCTCAAGATGTGGCGGGAAGCGCGCAGTTCCGGCCGCGGTCCTGGCAAGTCCGCCAAGTTCGGCATGGCCGCCCACTGGCACATGAGCACGCACATCGGTTCGACGACCATCGTCACTGCCAATACCGAGGGCCAGCTGCGCAGCCGCACGTTTCCAGAGTTCGCCGTGTGGTTCGGTGCGGCGATCAACAGCCACTGGTTCAGCCTGGAAACCATGCGCATCGTGCCGGAGACGTGGCTGCTCGAGATCGTCCGCCGGCTGCCGGAAGAAGGCGGCCTTGGCATCGACCCGAAATACTGGTTCGTGCAGGGTCAGACTTGGAGCGAGGACAACCCTAACGCCTTTGCCGGCGTCCACAACCCTTACGGCCTGCTGCTGCAGATGGATGAGGCGGCCGGCATACCGAGCGAAATCTGGAACGTGTCGGAGGGCTTTTTCACCGAGCAGAACCCGTATCGGTTCTGGATGGCCGCGTCCCAGATGCGCTCGCGGCAGGGCCGGTTCTTCGAGCTGTTCAACGATCCGCAGATGGGGCAGGGCTGGGATCTGCGCACGCTGTCCACCCGCGGCATGGAGGGCGTGGACCAGACCGTGGTCGAGGACCAGATCAAACGGTATGGCGAGGACTCCGACTTCGTGCGGGTGGAGATTCTGGGCCTGCCGCCTCGGACATCCGAGGACCAGTTCATCCCGTGGGACGCGGTGCGGGCGGCACAGCAGAACGACCTGGTGCGGGACTACGGCGAGCCGTTGATTCTGGGCATCGACCCGGCGCCGCGCGGCAAGACCGCTTGGCGGTTTCGGCAAGGGCGCAATGCGCGGGACTGTTGCGGAAACGCAACAAAGGGGTCGTGGCTGGCGATGGACAACGTGCAGATCGCGGACCGGGTGCTGGAGTTGGACGGCAAGTACAAGCCGGACGCCATCTGCATCGACTTCGGTATGGGCACCGGCGTCATCGACATCCTGAAACGCAAGCGCACCCATGGCCGAATTCACGAAGTCAAGTTCGGAGATGCGGCCCACGACAAGGGCAGCGAGTACGCCACCCACGCCATCGAACTCTGGGCGCGGATGCGCGACTGGCTGCCTGGCGGCATGGTCGAAAAAGACAACGGCGAGAAAGGTTCGCTGTCCCAGCAGATAACCGACCGGGGCTGGAAGTGGAGCGGGCGCGAGGACAACAAGAAGATCCTTGAAACAAAAGACGAAATGAAGCGCCGGGGCGTGGCCTCGCCGGACGATGCGGACGCGCTGGCCTGCACCTTCGAGGTCAACCCGCCCCGGGTGGATGCCGGCAAGCGGGGGCAGGCTATCAAGGTGGATGGGGTGTCGGATTGGATGGTGTGATAGGATGATGGCATGAGCGGAATCTTAGGCAAACCCAGCGCGCCGGTGATGGCCCCGGTGCCGCCGAATCCGTCGAACGACCGGGCGGCCGAACAGCAACGCCTCGAGGCCGAGCGCGCGGCGCTGGCCGACCAGCGGGCGCGCGGCCGCGCATCGACCATTGCCGGCGGTGGGTTGTCCATGGAGACGGCGCAGATGGCGCGCGGGGCCGAGCGGCAGCAGCAGCGCTTCGCGGCGCGGGAGATGCTAGGGTGAAGCGGCACAACGTCCGGGTGGCCGAGCGCGTTGCAAAGCTGTCCGCCGAAATCCCGGAGGACGACTACTGTGAGGGCGTCATGCCGCTGGCGATCGGGCACTTCATGCTGGACCGCATGCGCAGCCACGGTCGCGCCAAGGAACGCAACGCGCCGGTTCGCCAGATTCGGGGTGGCCGTCGGTGAGCGACCGCACGCAGTTCCACATCCAGAAGCTGGGGGCGTTGCGGCAGGAGCGCGGCAACTGGAACCAGCAATGGGAAGAAGCGGCCTCGCTGATTATCCCGGCGCACCGCAATTCGTTCCAGTCGTACGGCATGGACAACGCCTACGGCAACACCGGGCAGAAGAAAACCGAGCACCAGTTTGACGCCACGGTGGGTATCGCCGCGCAGCGTTTCGCTGCGGTGATCGAGTCGCTGTGTACGCCGCAGAATCAGGAATGGCATCGGCTGGTGCCGGCCGACAAGACGTTGAAGCGCAACCGCGCGGTGCGCCTGTTCTTTGACGAACTGAACCAGCGGCTGTTTGAACTGCGCCGGCGCCCGGTGGCCAACTTTGTTGGCAACAGCCAGCAAGTCTATCTGTCGCTGGGCGTGTACGGCAACGGGCAGATTTTCGTCGATCAGCCCGACGACGAGCCGGGTCTGCGCTACCGCAACATGCACCTGGGCGAAGTCTACTACGTCGAGAACCACGCCGGCATTGTAGACTCGTTCTATCGGGCGTTTTATCTGAGCGCCCGCCAGATCGTGCAGATGTTTTCGAAACCCGGCGATTCGGTGCCCGAGGAGATCAAGGAGAAGTTGAAGAATCCGACGCAAGCCGAGCAAAAGATGGAAGTTTTGCATTGCGTCTACCCGCGCGAGGACTACGACCAGCGGCGGGTTGACCCCCGCGGCATGCGCTACGCTTCGTTGTACATCCTGAAAGATTCGCAGCACGAACTGCGCGAGTCCGGGTTCAACAGTTTCCCGATGCCGACCGCGCGTTACACCCAGGTCAGCGGCGAGACGTACGGCCGCGGTCCGGCGCAGTGGGTGCTGCCGTCGATCAAGGTGCTGAACGAGGAAAAGAAAACAGTCTTAAAGCAGGGCCAGCGCGTGGTGGATCCAGTGCTGCTGGCGCACGACGACAGCACGCTCGGCAGTTTCAGCCTGCGCGCCGGGCACCTGAACCCCGGCACCATGAGCAAGGACGGCAAGCGATTGGTCGATGTGCTGCCGACCGGCAACATTGCAGTGGGCGACAAGTTGATGGAGATGGAGCGGTCGGTCATCAACGACGCGTTCCTGATTACGCTGTTCCAGATTCTGATCGACACGCCGCAGATGACGGCGACCGAAGTGCTGGAGCGGGCGCGCGAAAAGGGCATGCTGATTGCCCCGACCGCCGGCCGCATCAACTCCGAGTTCCTGGGCCGGCTGATCGAGCGCGAACTTGACCTGATGTTCCAGCAGGGGCTGATCCCGCCGCTGCCGCCCATCCTGCAGGACACCGAAGCGGCCGAGTATTTCATCGAGTACGACAGCCCGATGTCCCGGATGCAACGCGCCGAAAAGGCCGCCGGCTTCATGCGGGCGTTGTCCGTGGCGGCCGAGTACGCCAAGAACACCGGTGACGTGTCGCCTCTGGACCATTTCAACTTTGACGTGGCGATGCCGGAGATTCTGGACATCAACGGGGCGCCGACGGCGTGGACCCGTTCGATGGAAGAAGTTGAGCAGATTCGCGCCGGCCGCAACCAGCAGGCGCAAGACCAGCAGTTGATCGAGGCCGCGCCTGCCGTGGCGGGCCTGGCCAAGGTCGCACAACCCGGCGCTTGACAGCCCCTGCCGGCGTGGTAGAGTGTCGTTCTGAGGCACTGTCGCCTTCAAAGGAAACGCCTGACCTGATGAAAGTCAGCCTGTGACGCGGGCCGAACTGATCGAAGTTGCCCGCCGGTTTCTGTTCCGCCGCCGGCACAACTACATTCTGACCTTCCGCAGCGCGCCGGGGCAGGAAGTCCTGCGCGATCTGGCGCCGTTCTGTTACGCGAATTCGTCCACGTTCAAGCCCAACGAGCGCGAACACGTGTTGGCGGAAGGCCGCCGTGAAGTCTGGTTGCGGATTGCGAACCACCTCAACATGTCGCCCGAGGAACTGTGGCGGCTTTATGATGGACGGGAAAGCTGATGTGGCGTAACGGCATCGAGTTGCTGTCGGACACGCAGTTCAACATGGTGTTCAACCACGGCGCGCTGGGCGATGTGATCTGTTCGCTGCCGGCGGCGGTCCATGCGCGGCGCACCCACGGCGACGCGCTGACCATCCGACTGTGGGTTCCGCCTTGGCAAATGGAATTGATTGACCACCTGATGAAGCCCTACGGCAAGTTTGAGATCAGGGACTTTACCGACTTTCCGATGAAAAAAGTCGAGCGTGAGGGCTGGGGCATGGGGCCGGTGGCCATCAACCAGATGCCGTTCAACACGCACACCCGCAACCGGGTTCACATGGTTGACTATGCGTTCGGTTGTCTGCTCGACGCGCGACCGGAAAACATGGCCGAGCGCAGCTACCCGACCAAGGCACCGCTCGGCAAATCGCCGGTACATGCGCCCTACGTCGTGTTTCCGGTCGGGGCTACGTCCGAGAACAAGCTGTTCAAGGCGCACGTCATGGGGCCGGTCATCGAGTGGGCGCTGGACAACGACTGCACGCCCGTGCTGGTTGGCACCAAGACCAGCCACACGCACACGCAGATCGGCGACGACGTATCCACCAAGCCTATCGACATCATCGACGAAGTGGACAAGCTGCCGAAGGCGCTGTTCGACGAGTGCGTTGACCTGCGCGAAAAGACAACCCTGCTGGGCTTGCGCGATGTACTCGGCCACGCGGATGCGGTTGTGGGTGTCGATGGCGGCACGCTGCATTTGGCCGGCACGACCGACACCTGCATCATCTACGCGCTCGGCACGACGTTGCCGAAGCACCGCTACATCGCGCGCCGCGGCAATCCGAATCACAAGATCCGTTATGTCGGCCCGCGCGATCTGGAGTGCGCCGGTTGCCAAAGCAACATGACGCTGATGTTCCACCACGACTTCCGGCACTGCGTCTACAAGGACAGCCTCTGCATGGACAAGCTGCACCCGGAAGATTTTATCAACGGTCTGAAAGAACTTTTCAAGGAGTATCCGCATGCCGAATGACCCGACCCCCGCTCCGACTCCGAATCCCGCGCCCAGTCCGGCGCCTTCCGGCGATCCGGCCCCTTGGCACGGCCTGACCGACCCCGATGCCCTGTCGTACATCCAGAACAAAGGCTGGACCAACCCGGCGGATGTCATCAAGTCCTACCAGGGCGCAGAAAAGTTGATCGGCCGCGACCCGAGCCAGGTGCTGGTGTTGCCGCGCGCAGACGACCCGGACGGCATGCGGCAGGTGTTCCAGAAGCTCGGCAAGCCCGAGAAGCCGGACGCCTACAACATGAAGATCGGTCTGCCCGACGGCGCGAAAGTGGACGAGGGCTTTGCTAAGTCCATGCAGCAGCTGCTCCACAAAGCCGACATTACCGAGGCGCAAGCCAAGACTTTGATTTCTGACTACAACAGCATGCTGGCCGCTGCTGCGGCGCAACAAGCCAAGGACTACGAACTCAACGTCCAGGCCGACAAGCAGGCGCTGCTCGACGAATGGAAGGGCGGCCACGACCGGATGATGGGCAAGGCCAAGGCCGCGGCGCAGTCGCTGG